GGAACCGCCGTCATCCCAATCATCGCCCGAATAGTCGCGGTCGATTGTGAGGTTTTGACCCGCAATACCGACCAGTGAGACCGTCGCGGCCTGTTCGATAAAGGGGTGATGCACGAGGATCGGATCGCCCCGCACGAGCAATTTGCCTTCCCATTCGGACGTGAACCCCACGAACTCGCGTTGATAGGCGTTGACGGCGGCATCGGTCACCGCCTCGCGCCAGACATGATCGTGATCCGTCATGCCGAAATAGTCGATCCGCTGCGGCGCATCCGATCCGATCGATGCGAGCCCCGCACGGACCTCGCGCGTGTCCCAGATCGTGCGATCGCGATATTCGCCGATCACGCTGTCAGGCTTTTCTTCGTCGAACAGCACCAGCTCATGGCTGAAGCTGCCCCGGATCACGTTGCGAGGCGTAAAAACCGCACGCTTGACCTGTTTGGGCTCGAGGCGGGTAAAGCCCACCTTGCCGCCCACCCGTACCGGCTGGGCGCGACCTGCCCTGAGCACCGCGCGCAGCGCGTCCGAAATTGTCCACGACCGATCAAAGAGCGCATTGAATTCATCCCCACGTCCGGCCCAAAGCTGGTGCTTGGCCATCAGCCATGCGAGGTCGTATTGGGTATCGGCAAGGCCGATCGAATAATCACTGTTGCGCAGGATGTCGGCGGCGGCCCATGCGATCGATGAGGTCTTTTGCTCGACCCATTGCCCAGCGCCCGAATTCCAGACGTCCAGATAGCGGGCGGCAGTCACCTTCAACTGGTTGGCGGACACCTGACTTAGCTGCTCATTGGCCCGGATCTTGACCGCCAGAAGGGTGCAGTTCGGCGGCGTCACAAAGCCTGTCAGATAGCCGCGCAGCCCCTCCCACTGGACGCGGTTATAAGGGGCTCCCGCAGTCCCGCCATCCTCCTCTCCGCTCGTATCCCTGTTGGTGGCGCGGAACGTTACCTCATAGCGCCCTTCGGGAACCGATGCCGACCGCGACATCCGCTGGGGCGTGCGCGTGTTTCGGGTGATCGTCTCATTGATCAGGTTCGACCACCCACCGATCGGCGCACCGCTGTCGTCGATACGGCGATACTGCGCCACCAGGCCACGGTTGGCGGCCCTTGTGCCGCCCTCGCTCTTGGGATCGAACAGACCGAGCGGAAACGAGAAATCGAGCGCGATGCGGTTGATCGTCGTTCCGGCCGCGTTGACCACGAACGGCCCGAGCTGGTCGGGAGGATCGGGAAGAACCTGGCTTCCCACTTCCGGCGCCGTCACCACATTGGCCGGGAAGAGGGTTACGTCCTCGCCCGGATGAACGATCTCGATCTCGAGGTCGGAGAAGCTGTCGGTAAGTCCGCCCTCCGCTCTCCAGGCTTCGGTCTCGCCGATATCAATCCTTTCGATATCGGCCTTGCCCAAGGTGACCGCAAAGAGCTGGTAGAGGAACTGATCATTGCCCGAATATTCCGAATAGGGACGCGAGGCCAGCCGTGGGGCAAACTTCTCGCGGCCATAAAGCACGGGAACGACATCGAAGGGCGCCGCCTGATTGCTCGCGGCATTGGCGATATAGACCTGATCTCCGCTATCGTTGGGGACTTCGGCAGGAGGCGGGAACAAGGTGTTGAGCAGGAACGCCCCACCCGCCAGAACCAGCCCTGAAACAAGGCTCGAAGCGATCGACGATCCAGCAAAGAACGAGGCTGCCGCCCAGTGTCCAACCATCGGCGCGGCAATCGATAGGGCAAGCGCGGCGACAAGCCCAATGACCTGCTTGCCCGAGGCGTTGCCACCACCTGCGGGCATGGCAACGAACCCAATCACGTCCTCGGCACGCACCATCCGCACGTTCCACGCGCCGCGCAGAACCGGTGCGCCATCGAGCACGGCAATCGTCGGCAACCTGAAGCGCAATCCATGGAGCGCGATCACCTCTGCAATCGTCATCGGGCGCGACAGATGGATCGTGCGTTCGGGCGCGCCAAAAGGCCCCGTCAGCAGAACGGCTTTGCCGCCCGCCTGCACGGCAGGAAGATTTGAATTCATAGGTGTTCAGAACCTTATGCCGGCAGGTGAAACCGAAATTTTCGCCAGCCCTCGGCCTCAAGTTCGATGAGGCGAGAGGCCACGACGCCCAACCCTTCGAGAGCGTGAACGATCAGGCCGTCATCGTCGTCGATCCAGACGCCGATGTGGTAGCCTTGGACATGGCGAGCCATCGTCACCAGCGCACCATCCGCCGCCACATCGATCTCGCGCCAACGGCTGCGCTCGGGATGGGCCGATATCGCCGCTGCAATGGCCCATCGTCCCGCCTCGCCGGGCATCTCGAACGCGGGCATCTCTCGCCCAAAAACGGCGCGCTGGACGGCGCGGGCGGCGCTGTAGCAATCATAGGCGTCGGGCCCCTGCGCCCCCAGGCGATAGGGCTTGCCGATGAGGGCATTGAGGGCAGCGATACGACCGGACACGACTTTCCTAGCTCCCCGACGAATTGAGCGCGTCGATCGCTTCATTGATCTTGTGTCGAACCTCGCCAAGAGATTCTCCATTTTCATATCCCGGCAGGTCCAGCGCCTGGGCGATCTGGTTGAACGCCCCACGGATCTCTCCCTGACGGCTGAATGCGGCCGATGTGCCCGGCCCGTGCCATGCGTCGATCACCTCATTGATCCTGGCAAAATAGACCGGACGCGCATCGCCATTGTCGATGTGGGAAATCGGCATTGTCGTTCCTAACTCGAAACCCCGTGGAGCCCGGGGAAATTGTCCCGATCGAAGATACGACGCGGAAAGCTCTTGTTGAGCAGGTCGACGAAGCCTGCCGATCCGGTCAACTGCAGTTGCGTGGCCTTGACCACTTTCATCGTGAGTTGATCGACGATCATGTCGGGCGGCCCCGATACGGTGTATGCGCCCGTCATCAGATCGCGTTCGGCGACCCACTGGCGGAAAATCACCATGGCCGACGCTCGAACCTTTGCCGCGTTCTGCAGGTACGGCCAGATCGACCGCGGCACGTTGTCGAGCGTCATTTCCAGCGTGCCGAAGCTGCTCTCGGACTGTTCGGGCAATTTGATCTGCATGGCGAGCGGATCGTATCGTTTGATCTGCCCACCAAAGAGCGGCGCCCCAACCTCGTGCTGGAGGTTCCACGCCCGTTCATCGAGGGCAACACGGATCGAATCCTGGTTGTTCTCGAAGTCCACGAACTGGGGATGGATCAGCTCCAGAGTGGAGATTGGGTATTCATCGGCCGGAGCGGAGGCATAGGCCTCCTCGATGGCTGCGTTCCAATCGCTCATCAGTAATCCTCGACATCGAGGACCAGCGCGACACGGTGTCGAAGTCCATGTCCAGGGTTGTCGCGGAATGGCTCACGGAAACGGCAGGTACGTGTTACGTATTGCCCGCCCTTCCAGACCGGCATCAAAAACGGCAGGGTGCCTTCGACAAGATCGCCTTCGACCCATGCGTCAAAGACGTCGAAAGCTTCATTCGGCATGCGCACCGAAAATCTCAAGGTCGCGACCCTGAGAGTGGACCGCCGACGCTGACGGAAATTCCCATCCTCCATTTCAGTTGAATAGGGAGCCCGAAACGGCTCTCCCTGGAAAGAATTGGCGAGCGGTTCATGCGGGACGTCATCTGGCCACGCCTGCATCAGGGCCGCCTCCCCTTGCGCTGAACACCAAAAATTGTGCTCAACGTGGTGTCGAATGCCCCACGTCCCAGCCCTGCGTTCACGGTGCCGATAACGATCTTTTCGACGTCGAGGCCATCGCTGTCGCGTGTGGTTTCCCGCGTGACCTCGGCGCCGGTATGATTGTGGACCTCTACACGACTACCGGATCGTTCCTGGGTATTGCGTTGCATCATCGCGCCAAGGGCGCGCATCATCCCGCGAAACAATCCGTCAGCATTGTCCATCTGACGCGGGGTAAAAATGCCTTCGCCCTCTTCGGCGACCACCAGGCGTTCACGCGGATTGAGGCCGCCATTATGGTAGCGGTCGAGCCCAGCCGACATCGCCCGCATGCTGGGCGGATTGCCCCGCGCCACCATCCATCCGTCATGGGCGACCGGCATCCATCCAGTGCCCGGGATGAAACTCGCCTGGCGCCCACCGACTGTAGGTATCGGGGCGGCCGGCCCGCCGCCCATGAAGCTTGAAATCATGCCGGCAATCGGCCCGGTGACCCCTTGCCGGATCGATATGCGCAGCAGGTCGGCGATAATGGAATCCGCAAGGGATTTGAAATCCGCCTTCCCGGTCAGGACGAGACTGGCGAGCGCATCTTCGGTCCCCGAAAAGGCCGATGCCCAAGCATCGCCAACGCTCTTGGCGAGATCCCCGCCCTGGGCAGCGATCCGCATTAGGCCCAATTGAACACCGGCCGCCCAATCGTTCTGCGCTTCCAGTCTGCGCTGGGTCATCTGTTCGACGGCCTCGGTGTACTGGCTTTCCGTGATGATGCCGGCGGCCAGCGCCTGCTGAACCAACGCCAGCGCCTCGGCATAGTCGGCCTCCGTTTCCACCGATTCCGCGCGCTTGAGCACCGCTTCGGCCACGGCTCGATTGTAGGTGTCCTGATCGATCAGCCCCCGCGCCAGCATGGCGTTGAGCTGATCCATGGTCCGCGCGTATTCCTCGGAGGCCGTGCGCAGACGCGCCATGAGTTGTTCGGCCTGTTTTGCCAATTGATCGAGACCTGCCGATGTAGGCGCAATAGTCTGGGCAGGAGGCAAATTGGTCGGCTGATTATCGCGGCGCGCCAGAATATCCAGAATTCTGCGCTCTTCGTCGCTGATGGCCTGCAGGCCAGCCTCGAGGTTTGAAATCTGGTTAGTCTGCGATCGCCCGGCCAGGTCGGAGGCAATTCCCACGGGATCGTTCTGCGGCCGCCAATCTTGCGATTTCAAACTGTAAAGATCTGCCTCCAGTTGAACGCGCTCGGCTCCCAACTGCGTCAGACGAGTTTCTAGATTGCGCGTGGAAAGCTGATCCATCTCTCCGCGCATGAAGGCAATGGCATCGGCGATATCGCGAATGACACCCGCAACCCAGACGATAAAGTTTCCAGTTTCCAGCACGATCGGGGACAGTTCCATGAACGCGACCTTGAGCTGGGTATCGATGACGCGGGCCACGGATGCAAACCGGGTCTCCACCTCACGCGCGCTCTCAAAAAGATCTTCCCGCAGCACGACGCCAAGGGCCTGGGCGTCGGCGCGCAAACCTGCGATTGCTGCTGACCCCG